CTATTCCCCCCCTTTCAGTGCAGAAGGCTCTGCCACGGCAGGCATCTTTTGGGCAGACTCATCCCCTGGACTTACGGACAACTCAAACCGATAAGCGGCATTTCCGTAGGGACAGATAATATTTAGAGTAAATGTATTAAATATATCTTTGCAGGCTGATAATGGAGATAATATATAGCGGGTTTTGGAGCAGTGGCAACATGGAATCCCTTGTGAATCCAATAGTTCTGCGACTTTTTGCACGATAAATTTCATGTGTGAATCTGGAACGCAGGAATCATTTTTTGTAACGGTGATTTGTGAGTCTGTGACAGTTTCTGAAACGCTAACAGAAGCAGAATCCTCAATAGTGATTTCTTCAGGTACATGGATTGGTAATTGCATCTTCATAGCGATCTCCTCCTTGTCAATCATAACGTCGCTGATATTAAACATCACGGACAGGTAATTGTTGAGATAAATTACGCTTCCGTGTTTTCCTGTAAATGAGATAAGTGTAATGTATTCTTTTTCCTCCAGTTTCTTCAAGAGTCGTGATACCGATGCCTTTGACAGACTCCACCTTTCACCCAGTTCATTAAAGCTGGTAAGGGGATTTCCGGTATTATCCCGGTAATAGACAATGGGACCGGAATCAGATCCCAGGACAGAGGAATCGTTGTAAACTGCATGAATCCACAGATCCAGAATAACATCCATTTCCGAGCATTTTCCAATGCCAATTAGTTCGTGAACTTTGGCAATCGGGAAAAAGAAAAACCCTGTATCTTTTTTACAGGGATAGTTGTATTCCAATACGGTATTGTCTTTGGGCCAGTCTGATATTTTGAATTTGACCAGGCGGTTTTTGCCGAGAAGAGAGTAGGTAATGTAATTCTGCTCTTCAAAAAATCGAAGGATGGACAACGCTTGATGTTGGAAACGGCAGCGAAACCATTCCTGAAGATCTGTGACTGTGCAGATCCACTCTCCTGGACCAATGGTATAGGTAATGTGTTCCATCCGGCGGTAGGATGTGCGGTAATTTGCATAGGAGCATAATACCAGATAATAAAAAAGAAAAGAGCCCCCGGTAGTTCGGATGCTCTTGGTAGTGATTAAAGTTTGTATGAAGTCACGGTAAATGCGACAGCGTGGAAATTCCACGATTTGTTTGAGTTCTAATTTGTAATTCATGGTGATCTTCCTTTCAAAGTATATTTAATTGTAATCGGACTTTTCATAGTGTTGGTATCAAGAAGAAGCCGATGGAAGTATAGCAAGTAGTCGTGTCACTCATTGCATTTTTATTGCATTTTTAAAATTTAGATTATGTGGCTATGTTGCTCTTAACTGGTTAAAAAGCCTTTAAAATCGTCTATATGCGTTAATACTCCGTACTGTCTGTCTGGAGTTTGAATAATGAGCAAAATCCCAGAAATCCTTTGTTTACAAGGGCTTCCGGGATTTTATTTTTGTCCGTGATGCTACGGTGATGTTAATGGGGAGAAAGTGTCTTATTTTTGGGGATTTTTTGTTATTATATGATACTGTACGTTTCATACGTTTTTATCTTCTGCATTATCATTTGTGGCTCTTACTTCATTGAGAGCGTCAGCAAGCTTCCTGTCTTTTCCTGGGTACAAATGAGCATAAACTTTCCAGGTTGTTTCCGGTGATTCATGTCCAAGCCGGTCCGAAATCTCTTTGATAGAAAACTTCATGTCAATCAGCATACTTGCGTGGGAATGGCGAAGATCATGGATCCTGATCTCTGGAAGACCAGATCTGGCAGTTGCACGTTTAAATTCTGACCGCATTCCGGACTTCTGGAAGTAGAAGATGCGTTCATCCGGCTCTATGGCCATACTTGCAACATAGTCTTGAAGCTCTTTGTACAACGATTGAGGAATATTCACGACACGTTTGCTCTTTTCAGTTTTTGGTGTCTGGAAGTATTGTTCGCCTTTTATCACCACAAAGTTCTTATTAATGGATACGGAGCAGTCCGGCAGGATATCTGCCGGAGTAATGGCTAGAACCTCTGCAGACCGAAGCCCGCCATAGAACATGAGGCTGAATGCCATCCTGTATGCGCTTTTCTTTTCAAATGTCAGGAAGTAATCGAACTGTTCTCTTGTCCAGATGTTCATTTCATCTGCACTGCTTTTCCCGATCGCACCGGCCGCAAGGCACGGGTTACTCCGTAGCTTATAGTATTTGACGGCATAATTCATGATAGCGGACAGCTGATTATTGATAGTCTTCAGATACGTCTGAGAATAAGGGTTCCCCTTTTCGTCCCTGTAATTAATCATGGCATCTTGCCATCGATGAATTACAATTGGAGTAATGTCACCGATCTTCATATCTTTAAAGAATGGCAGCAGTTTCATATCAATCAGATATTGTTTATTTTCCAGAGTGGTCAGCTTCAGCCGGGAGCTGCAGTCTTGCATATAGTTCTTGATCAGAGCAGAAAACAGGATATCTGGATCCTTTGCGCCTTGTGCCAGAAAGTCACGTTCCCATTCTACAGCCTCTTTTTTGGTAGAGAAACCTCTTTTACATTTATGTTGGCGCTTGCCAAGCCAATCTTCATAGTAAAAATTGGCATACCATTTTGTCTTTCCATCTTTGGTGAAATACTTATAAGCCGGCATCTGAATCCTCCATTATTAAACAAATGTGTCAAACAAATGTAATCAACAAATGTTTGACAAAAATGTTGAATATAGATATAATGTACTTAACAAGAGAACCGTTGGTCAGTGCACACCTGACCGCCGGATAGAGTAGTAACTAAAAATAGCGCCTTACTTTACCAGAGCAGGGGCGCTATTTTTTATGCATTAAATTGATAACAAGAGTTACAACTGCACAAAGCATAATTACAAAAGTAAATAAATCACCATATGTAACCATCAGCACCAGCCTCCTTTCACCAAAGTGTCCGGCGGCTGACATAACACCCCAACGGTTCCCCAGTTAAATATACTATTCTGTTTTTTCTTCTTCCATCTTCTCCATCATTCCCAAAAAGATACGTTTTCCCTTCTTGGATAACTGACGGTACCGCAGGATGATATCCTGTTCGTCTTCTGAAGCAATGGCACAGCTGTATTCAGAATTACCCACAAGGTAATCCATAGAGGTGTCGAGGGCTTTTGACAGGCTTGCAGTGGCATCTATTCCAGGAACAGTCTTTCCGGCCAGAATGTCACAGCAGGTTTCCTCTGTCAGCGTTGATTTTTTGATCAGGTCCGGAAGACTCATCTGCAACTGAGCCAAACGGGCTTTTGTTCTTGCTTGCACTGCGGAAACTTCTTTCGGATCCGCAACAGCATATCTTGAAGTAGTCCGGCCAAGAATGTAATCTGCTGGCACACCGAAGCATGCAGCACTGCGATTAACAAATTCTGTTGACGGGAAAGAGTAACCTCTTTCGACATTCGATACTACTTGGCCAGAAAAACCTATTGCTTTTCCAAGTTCGGACTGACGCAGATTAGCCTCAGCCCGCAATTCTTTTATTCGTTCACCAATTGTCATAAGCAACCTCTAAATTAAGCAACAGTAACAATACCTGTATCAGGATCGATATATATCTGAGAAATAACATCGCCACCGAAAAGCAAAGAGGCATCTTTTTCTTCTCCCTCTAAATATTTATGAGTAACGACATACAATTGTCCTGCAACAATAGAAAGACTGTAAGTTTGATCAAGTTCTTTATTGACAATACCATGTATTTCGTCATCGGATTTAAAATAGTCCTTATAGTAGTTCAAGGCATAGCCTACAATGGGAGTAGTAGTTGAAGTTGTTGCAAGCCGCCATCTGCCAGTTTTGTCATTCGGAACACTGGGATAAAAACAAACCTGAAGTTTTTCGCTTAATTCTGCAGATCCATCATTTTCACCGATTTTACGAATAGCTAACATATTCATTGCACCATAAGAGTTATCCGAATTAATATAGTAGCAAGCTTCAACTACATCATCGTTTTTCATAGACGCCAAATAATCAGCGCCGCTAACGCATCCATTTTTTTTCATATCTTCATCATCATAAAAAGTACACCATAATCCATCCAAAACATATTTTTCGTCTCTGGAGTGAAAGTACATATCACAAGTGACATAATCAATAGTCGGCTGGACGTCTACGTTGCGAGCAATTGAAGTAATAATTGCATATTTCCCTGTATAATCTCCTGACTCAATATCTGTGCTCGTGACGGTGGGATATGTCTTTTCCAAGTATTCCCATAGCGCATCTTCATTTGTAAATTTCTGTCCATCTAATTCTAATGAATTTTGCTCCTGTTGCTGAGCTTGAGCGTAAATGAACTGAGCCGGAGATAAAATCAGTGAACAGGCACATAATAGCACAATAACTTTCCTTTTCATGGCCATTCCCCCCTTTTGCTTCGGTACCACTCGAAGCTTATTATTTTGCTTTCTTAAGAGGTTCGGCAGTATCTGTTTCCTGCCGTTTTAAACATTTTATGTACCCCTTCAATTCACCTCGAAATTCCAACTGCGCATCATGCGGAAGTTGGTGAATCAATGCTAACCATTCGGAGTCCTCAGAGAGAATGTTTTGCTTTGAGTTTCTTTCTTTGCCCGTAAGTAAATAGTCGCTAGACACGCCTAAAAATTCACAAATTGGGATTATCATTTTTGCGGGCGGATCAGTCCCTCGGTTCTTCCAGTTGGTCATAGTGCTTGTGTTTATTCCGATAGCCCGACATAAATCAGTGGCTGTCAAAGACTTTTCTTCAAGCAGTGATAAAATACGCTGAGTGATCATACAATTCTCCAAAATCCCAAAATGTGAAAAATATGGTTGACAAATTCACAAAATGGGATTAATATTAAAAATGTAATAAACAAATGTTTAATGCAAAACAAAAAAAGAGAGAGTTACATCGATAAATCGGAGAGCAATGCTTTATTGTTTTCTTCAATCATGGCCGCCACAGCAATGATAAGAGCCTCAGCAGATGCTTCCGACATAACAGTGTTTCCGGCAGGAATACCGTTTCTTAATAATTCAGAAAGAATCCGGCGGTTTTCGTCACCATAACGTTTAAGCCCAATTCTTCTGAGATTATCAATCCAATTATCCATGATAACTCCTTTCTGATTATTTTAATGCAATCGCAAACAAATGTAAACAACAAATGTAATAAACATTTGTTGAAAACGGAGGTGATATTTTGAAGCGAAAACTGTCTCCATGGTGCAAAGAAGTAAAGAAAACCCTAATTGACAGAGATATGTCTGTCACGGAATTGTGCGGTGAAGTTGGGATGTGCAGGAACTACGTGACAACCACCATAAATGGAAGAATGTATGCACCTGCACTTGCTGAAAAAATCAGCAAGGCTCTGGATATCGATACAGAGTACACAATTTAATTACCATAACTTGATTATACAGCTTATAGAAGGAGAGAAAAATGTCGAAATTTGCTACGAAAGCAGCGGCTAATATGTTTTGCCAGGCACGATATGAGGCGGCAAAGTCAAATGAGCGTCTGAGCAGCAGAGAAGGTGCTGCGGAAGAAATAGGAATTGATCGTACAAGGCTAGCCAGAATCGAACTTGGGAGCACGATACCATATCAGGAGGAAGTTCTTCTGATGGCTGACTGCTATAAGGCGCCGGAATTGAAAGGAAATTATTGCCGGGAGATGTGCCCGCTTGGAAAGAACATGCCGAAGATAGAGAATGCAGGACTGGATAGAATCAGCCTGAGAATGCTTTCTTCTTTAAAGAAGATAAACGAGGCAAAGGAATCACTTCTTGATATTACGGCAGACGGAATTATCTCAGAAGAGGAAAAACCGGAACTGAAAAAAATCATTCAGACATTGGACGAAGTAAATGAGATCACGCAGAATCTGAAAAATTGGATTGAGAGAAATCTGGAATGAGGTGCTTGGTATGGAAAATGCAAACGGTGTAATCAAAAAGCTTACATCTGCGGAACGTTCTTACTATACAGCCGCTGAGGTCAGAGAAATGATGGGTGTGAGCAGGGATACGGCATATCGCATGATACGCTCCCTTAGGTCGGACCTGATAGCTGATGGACAGCTTGCCAAGGGGTATCCGTCAGGGAAAATACCCAAAAAGGCATTTAACAAATTATACATGATTGAATGAAAGGAGTGGATACGATGGCTTTTTATAGAATCTGCCCGGATTGCGGAGCGTATCTGGATCCGGGAGAACAGTGCAGTTGCCATGAAGAATGTCTGATCGAAATGGAAAGAAAAGAAAAAGCAACTGCATTTGTTGAAAAGATGATGAAAGAAGAAAAAAATGGCCAGCTTCGCCTGGCAGTATAGGAGGGAAAGATGCTGACAGCAAAAGATCTTGAAAAATATCATCAGGCCGCAGAGCGGATCCTGAATGCAATGGACAACAGCCCGGTGCCGATCAGCTGGCACGAAATGGACAGAATGGCATTGCAGAGCGTTATCGCAAAGGAATTGATTCTCATTGACAAGGAGGCAAGGAAATGAATGTATGCAAGGTGCCAGATATGTGCAAAGACATGGAATATAAGTATATCACAGAAGATTCCAAAACAAGGGTATATCTGTCCGTGGTGCGAAAATTCAATGAGGCAGAATATGAGAAATACTACATCCGCAAAAAGAAAGAGAAAGTGAGAAAGAGAATCCTTTTTATTGCAAGAGCTTTGAAGTATGCACTTCCAGTCCTGGCAAGCACGATTCTTTACAATATGCTTTCAAATAAGCTTTATCTCGAAAGAGGAAGCCATGAAATTGGCTCAGAAATAGTTTTTGTTGGAATATTCGGCATCGCACTGTTTGGGTTTCTGAATTGGTTTATAGGAGGTGATGAACATTAAAAAGGTCTTGGATAATAAGGGGAAAGCGGAGTGTAGACGGCACCCACGATCCTATCCAAGACCAGTCAGAACTTTTAAAAACAGGTTATCGACCCTTTGTTTTTAAAGTCATCGTCATTTTATCACAAAAATAGGAGGTTATCAAGTAGATGAAAGAGGTTTTAGGAAGCTTGCCGGAAGTTATAACGGCATACAAAAATTATAACCTGCTGGTGCCGACAGCAACGGATGTGCAACTTAATCCATTCTACAAATTCCATGTAGAAGAGGTTCCGGTTGATCTGGGCGAAAACAGCGGAGACATTTTCAAGGTTGGCTCAGTTAAGACAGGTAAGCAGGATGAGAAAGGAAAAGACATCTGGGAAGATGTGTTTTCTTTATCTAAGCCTTTGCTCAACAAAATGGCTATGGCAGCCGGTATCCAGTTCAATCCAAAGGAAACATATGGTGAGCGTATCGACCGGGTTACATATCGAGCACAGGCTCAGGGAGCTATGCGCAAGGCTGACGGAACAGCCAGAACAGAAACTGACCAGAAGGTGATCTGTCTGGAAGATGAAGAAGAAAAATACCGCATTGAGTTTGCTGACAAAGCCACAAAAGGCATTACTGATGAAAAACAGGCACAGGCAGCTGCGGAAATCTTTTCTGGACAATGGGTGGAATCCAAGAATAAATGGGGGAAGAAATGTCAGGCCTTTGTGGTTGCGAAAGAAGATAGAGACAGATACATTGAACGT